AAAAGAAATGCCTGGCATGAAAAAGGGCGGTAAGGCTGTTAAAAAAATGGCTAAAGGCGGAGTTACTGGTCAAGCTATGAAGTCTATGGGTCGTAATATGGCTCGCGCTATGAATCAGAAATCAACCCCAAGAGGTCGTTAATATGGCAACTCAAATTAAACCTACAACCAAGAACAGTTCGCCTATGCGTACTGGCAAGGCTAAAAATAATGGCCCTGCTGAGATGTATGAAAAGAACGGTACTGGTGTAGCGGCTATGCGCAAATCAACCGGTCATGATGCAAAAGACCCAAATACATTTAGCGCAAATGAAGTTACTCCTAAAACAGTACCTATGCGTGTAAGTATTGGCAATATTGATCGCGGACCAAAAGAAGATGGTATTGAAGTTCGTGGTTCTGGCGCCGCAACTAAAGGTCGTATGGCTAGAGGCCCAATGGCATAATGAATTACGTTACGTTATATAACTCGATTCAAGCTTACGCTGAGAACACTGAACAGCTGTTCGTAGCAAATATTCCCGTTTTTGTGGAAGAGGCTGAACTTCGTATATATAACTCAGTAAACGTACCATCGCTGCGTAAAAATGTAACCGGCACAATGACTGCTGGAAACCAATACGTAGCGCTTCCAATGGACTGGCTGGCAAATTATTCAGTAGCAGTTATAGACCCAACTACGGGGATGTATAACTATCTGATTAACAAAGACGTTAACTTTATGCGTCAAGCCTACCCTTATGCAACCAATAATGGTACAACCTATCAAGGAACTCCGGGCGGTACGCCTAAGTATTACGCCTTATTTGGCTCGCAGTATTCCGATGTAAATGAAATGACTTTAATGGTAGCCCCTGCACCAGACCAAGCTTACCCAATAGAAATGCACTATTACTACTACCCACCTACTATTGTGCAGGGTCAGATTAATGGTACTAATATCAGTAATGCAGGTACGCTATATACCAACGGTGTATACCAAAATGTTTCATTAACAGGAGGCTCAGGAGCAAATGCTACAGCTAATATCGTCATTAGTGGTGGAATTGTCACTAGTTGTAATATTACTTTTGGTGGTAATTTCTATGTTGTAGGGGATGTGCTTTCCTGCTCATCTTTAGGTTCTACTGGTTCTGGTTTTCAATTAACTGTATCTAGCGTATCTAATGCTACAGGAACTAGCTGGCTAGGCGATAATTTTGACCCCGTTTTATTCTACGGCGCTATGCGGGAAGCTATGTTGTTTATGAAGCAAGAAGCTGATTTAGTAACTAATTATGAGCAAAAATACCAAGAAGCTTTGATGGAATTTAGACGCTTCTGTGACGGTCTTGATCGTGGCGACGCTTACAGAGACGGTCAAACCAAACTTAATATTAATCTTAAAGGTAATGTGGCATCATGATTACCCAAACTTCTTGCACAATTTTTCAGCAGAATTTGCTTAACGGTAATGAGAACTTTACTACCGGAACCTATAAGATTGCCCTTTACAATGCGTTGGCTAATATAGGTCAGCAGACTACGGCTTATACATCGGTAAATGAGGTTGTAGGCACGGGATATACAGCTGGCGGTCAGGTATTAACTATATCTACCCCTCCTACCCAAAACAGCCAATATAACGTTACCTATGTATCATTTCAGGATGCAGTTTGGAATCCAGCTAGCTTTACCGCTAGGGGGGCATTAGTATACAATGCAACTACAGGCGCAGCGTGTTTTGTACTAAATTTTGGGTCAGACAAGACTTGTACATCTAGCTTTACCGTGCAATTTCCAACGGCGAGTTATTCGTCCGCAATTTTAACCATTGGTACTACCACAAGTAGTATTAACTATAGTAGTTCAGATTAGGAGTAATTATGCATAAAGAATTTACAGGATCTGGCGATTACGCTGTAGCTACACTACAAGCTAATACTGCCAATTTAGAAAACGTAGCGACTGATGGTTACTACCATGTCATTTGTCACGATAAAGACGGTAATGTTAAGTGGGAAGACAGTATTGAGAACCAAGTTGTTCAACAAGGCAAGATCCTTGCAATGAACAATACATTTTATAGCGCTACCGCTATTGTTGGTCCATACTTAGGATTAATCGGAACTTACACCGGTTTTAACCCAACAGACACTTGGGCATCACACTCTGACTGGACTGAGTTTACTGCTTACACCGTATCAGGTACAGCCCAACGTGGCACCGCCGTATTTACAACTGCAACTGGCAATAACGCAACTGCTGCCGGTACAAATATCGTTTCTAGTGCTGCTACTGCCGTAACTTATACGATTGCGGGTGCTGGTGGTACGGTAGCGGGATGCTTTTTATTGACAGGTACAGGTGCTACTGCAGCATTTAGTAATACGACAAGCGGAACGTTATGGAGCGCTGGTGCGTTTTCTGTATCTAAGACTACCACCGCTGGAGATACCGTCACGGTTACGTACACGACCACTGCGACAAGCTAAGAGGTTTAAATGACCTTTATTGTTGCAGACCGTGTCCAAGAAACTGGAACCGTAGCTACCGGCACTGGCTCAGTTAATCTGGCTGGTGCGGTAAACGGTTATCAGTCTTTTGTTTCTGGTATTGGTAACAACAATACAACGTATTACACAATTTATGATCCTACTGCATTTACATGGGAAGTAGGCATTGGTACAGTTATTGCTGGAACTCCAAATGCTCTACAAAGAACTACAGTTTTATCTAATAGCGCTGGCACACAACCTTCCAAAGTTAGTTTTAGCACATCAGATACTTTAACGGTTTTTGTTACTTATCCTGCTGAACAAGCTATCTACACAGGATCTAATGCCTCATTAAATACGGTAACGGCAACTTCTACTGCATTTCCATTAGCAACTGCTTCATCTGGTGTTTATTCTTATGGCAATATAAATTATTCTGATACGGGTATTTGGGCTTCTTATTCGGCTAACGTTAATAGCTATGCTCAAGTTATTTACCAAAATACTAACAACGGTACAAGTGCTTCTACAGATATTATTGTTAGCTCAAACGGCGGTACAGCTACTACTAACTACGGCGATTTTGGTATTAACAGCTCGTCATTTTCGGCATCAGGAAGCGTATTAAATTCACCCGGAGTAGTTTATTTATATTCACAAAGTACAGACTTAGCACTTGGCACTAATACTTCTAATGCTATTCACTTTGTAATTAACAATTTAGCTACTGATGCGATGACAATTAACGCCGCTAGCTCAGTGGCATTTAACGGGCAGTATGGTAGTTCAGGACAATATTTACAGTCGCAAGGCTCAAGTACTCCTCCTATATGGACTACGATTACAGCGGCTACTACTGACCAAGCGTACTTTTTATCATTTATGATGGGCTAATATGGCAACTTATTTAAATACTTCGTATGGTGTAAAGAACGTAGGTACTGCGGCTTCTACCGTAATTTCTAGCGTTACAGCTGGCACGATTGCGATTGCTAGCGCCTTAGTATCTAATACGACTTCCTCACCAATTACAACCTCTGTATACATTACACGGTCAGCAACTAACTACTATTTGGTATATCAAGCTACAATCCCAGTTGGCGGTTCGCTAGAATGTATTCAAGGTAATAGGGTGGTTATGAATACCTCAGATTCGCTTAGTGTGCAAAATAGCGCCGCTAGTTCTGGGGATTGTTGGGTATCAGTCTTAACGGCACAATAATGGCATATATTGGTAACAACTTAACTGTATCTCAGTACACACCAACGATTGCCTATTTCTCAGGCAACGGCACCGCTACGTCTTTTACTTTGCCTAGTGCTGTAGTAAGTTCAGCACAGATTTTTGTTAGCGTAAACAACGTTACACAAAACCCTCAGTATGCCTTTACTGTATCAGGGACAACCCTAACCTTTACTTCTGCGCCCCCAGCCAATAGCACAACGCCTAATAACATTTGGGTTGAATATAATAGCTTACAGACCAACACAATAGCGCCAAGTAACGGAACAGTAGGTGTAGCATCAATTAACCCCGCTAACATGATTTATACTAACGGGCAGACTTTAAATACAAACTACACAGTACCTGCTAGTACTAACGGCATGGTTGCCGGCCCGTTTACCGTATCAACTGGGTATGTTTTAACTGTATCAACAGGCTCACGCCTTGTGGTAGTTTAAGGATAAATTATGGCCGGAACGCTAGTCGCAAATA